CATGGTCATCATCAGATTTAGCAGAAGCAGATGCTGTTGTAACTTTTGAAGATAGTCACACAATATCACAAGTTGTAGATGCAGGTGCAGTTGTATTAGCTGCCTCTACAAGTGGTGATATATTTTCTATAAAAGATGTGTCAGGTTCTATGACTTTGTTTGGACAAACTAACATACCATTTGAAGAAGTACACTCTATTGCTGCTGCAGAAGGAATAGTATTTTTCGGAACAAAAGACAAGTCAGAAGCTGTAGGTAGATTTTATCGTGCAGAGTTAGTAACAGCAGACAATTTATATGTACTAGCTAATAGACAATTAGTAAAAGAATGGAAAATTACAAGTGTAGACACAACACCTAAACACATGTTTGTGACAAGAGATAGTGTGTATTGTGGTATAAAAGAAAGTGGTTCAGAAAGTTTTTTGTGGAGATACTATTTACCAACCGCAGGATTTGCAAGAGATATAAAAATGAGTGCATCTGGTTTTATTACAGGAATTACACAAGCTAATGGTAAGTTTGTAGTCGTAGTTGCAGGTGTAGATGTTTATAGAGAGACTGCATTGTATGAGTCAACAGGTTATGTAATACTTCCTAATGTAGATTTTTTTACATCAGAAGTAAAACAGTGGGTTGGAACAACAGTAGAACATGATGAGATAACAGATAGCAGAAGGGTACAATGTTTTATTTCTACAAGAGAAGCAACAATAGATAATGCTGACAGTAGTAATTGGGAACTTACTAATGATAGCTCTACTGGTTTTGGTGGGCAAGAGTTTCAGATTAACAGAAACGCTAGATACTTAAACTTAAAAATTGTGTTACAAGCTAATGAAGATTATTCTACCTCACCTGTTTTTAGATCTGTATCAGCAAGAGCTTTACCTAGACCACAATTAATAGTTGTTGATATACCTGTAAATATATCTGACCAAGTAGAAAGACCAAACAGAAAAAGAATTGTAGTTAAAAATTTAGGTGAAGCTGTTTATCAAGAGTTAAAACAAAAAGAAGGTGATTCTGTTACACTAGAATTGTACGACCCTTCTGAAACTATTAGAGGAGTTGTTGAAAGTGTTGCATATCCTGTAGTAAATAATGCTAACATAGGTTCTGTAACACAATACTGTACAATAAGAGTAAGAGGTGTTAGAGCAGCAGACATAACATCAGAGTTTACAAATGTATTAGGTATAGGTACATTAGGAGTAGTAAGATTAGGATAATATGACAGCACAAGAAAGTAAATTAGCTAACGCATATGAAAGCACTTTAGTATCTGCGTTAACTGCTGATAGTAGCGGCACTACAATTTCTGTTGACGCAGCACCTACTGATAGTTCAAATACAGCAATTACTGGTTCAGTAGTTATGTATTTAGTTTTAGATCCAGATAGTGATAGTTCAAGAGAGTATGTAAAAGTAACAAACATATCTGGTACGACACTTACAGTTCAAAGAAACATTGACACTGGTGGTGGTGGTTTAAGAACTCATGCTGCTGGTGCAAAGATTAGACAAGTAGCACAAGCACAACACTTTGATGACATCCACGATAGAATAAACACAATAATTAATGAAGATGGTACAGCAGTAGTAACAACAGGTGTCGTAAAAGATGAAGATGACATGGCATCTGATAGTGCTACTCACCTTGCTACACAACAGTCAATTAAAAAATATGTAGATGATACAGTTACTGCACAAGATTTAGATTTTCAAGGAGATAGTGGTGGTGCATTAAATATAGATTTAGATAGTGAATCACTAACTATTGCAGGTGGAACAGGTATTGATACTGTAGGTTCAGGCAACCAAGTACAAATAAATATTGACAGCACAGTAGTCACAGAGAGTTCTACAGACACACTTACTAATAAAACTATTGATGCAGATAATAATACATTATCAAACATAGAAGTTGATAATCTAAAGTCTGGCGTGTTAGATACAGATCTATCAAGTGTAAGCGGTAGTGATGATACTGTTCCATCAGCAAAAGCAACTAAAGCGTATGTTGATGATGTTGCACAAACTACAGAAGAGGTCCAGGATATTGTTGGTGCTATGTTTAGCGGCAACACAGAGACTAGAGTTTCTGTAACTTATGATGACTCTGATGGAACTATTGATGTAGTAGTTGACGACATGACTGCAGACACACAACTTACAACAGAACAGGTGCAGGATATTGTTGGAGGAATGTTAAGTGGTAATACTGAAACAAGAATAGCAGTTTCTTATGATGACTCTGATGGCACAATAGATTTTGTTGTAGATGATATGACCGCAGATACACAACTTACAACAGAGCAGGTTCAAGACATAGTAGGAGCTATGTTTACTGGAAATACAGAAACTAGAATATCTGCAAGTTACGAAGATGGAGATGGCACTATTGACCTTGTTGTTGACGATATGACTGCTAACACACAGTTAACAACAGAGGAAGTACAAGATATTGTTGGAGCTATGTTCACAGGTAACACTGAAACAAACATTACAGTTACCTACGAAGATGGAGATGGAACAATAGACTTAGTAGCTACTGGTAACACTACTGAACAAATACAAGACATAGTCGGTGCTATGTTCACAGGTAATACCGAAACAGGTATAACTGCTACCTATGAAGATGGGGATGGAACTATTGATCTTGTAGTATCAGCATCATCAGATGTTGTAAAAGACGCAGACAATGATACAAAAATACAAGTAGAAGAATCATCTGATGAAGATAAAATTAGATATGATGTTGCAGGTAGCGAAGTTGCTGTGCAAGATAAAGGTGGTGTAGCATTAACAGCAGATGGTGGTATATTTAGACACAGTCAAACACAAAACTCTACTTACACAATAGCTAGTACAGAGGGTGCAGTTGTTGCAGGACCTATATCTATAGGATCAAGTGCTACATTAACAGTAGCTGGTACAATGGTAATATTATGAGTTCGTTAAATGTAAACACAATAGCAGAGTACACATCAGGTAATGGTGTAACTATTGATGGTGTCTTAATCAAAGATGGAAACATAGACTTTATAAGTAGTACTTATACATGTACTGTAAAATACGACACAGACATAACTGAAACAAACTCTTCTAATTATGAAAGCATAAACATTACAGGATACTATTACCAAATTGGTAAGTTATATCATTTTTGGCTACCAACAATTAATAGAACTACAGTTTCATTAAGTGCAGATTTTATTATTGATAATGTTTCATTACCTGCTACAACTTCATCAACCAATAACACAATAAATATTATTCAAGGTTATAACTTGCAGGGTAGATATGCAAGTACTGACTATACCAATGGTTATCCTGCTATAAAAATAACATCAAATTCAACAACTGCCTCTACACAGTTTTATGGAACACAGGGTACTTCTGGTCAAGGAAAATTAAGAGTTTATGGATCTAGTGGAGATTGTAATATATCAGGATGGTTTATAGGAGCATAATGGAATATTTAATATTATCAGAATACAAACACATTAATGAAACTAATTTAGAAACAATGCATAAAAAAGTTTATACACCAGATATGGATGTATCTGGTGAAAGCCAAGATGTCCAAGATTTAGCAGATGAACATTGGACACAGGAAGTAAAAGATGCGTGGGCAGCTAAATTACTAGCTGATTTACCACCAGAGCAGGATGAATAAATGCCAGGTAGTATAAAAATAGATGATGGAAGTGGTAACTATACCATATTAACTAACGCAGGTTCGTTAGGTTCAGACAAGACAATTACTGTTCCTAATGAAACAGGAACTATAGCTTTATCAACACCTGAAATTGACCAATGGCATCTTACTGCTGATAGATTTAACAGTAATGCTGTTATAACAGCTAACCTATCAAGATTTACAGCAGGTATTGCAGCAGGATATTCAGGTACAGGTATGACAGAAAGCTCTGGTATATTTTCATTTCCAAGCACAGGTATATGGTCTGTAAGGGCTATGATAACTATGCAATCTCATGAGGACCATAGTCAAGGTGTTTATATTATAGGTACTGATGACAATTTTTCTAGTGAAACAACACTAGCTAACATCCATGTTGCACACAGAGCAACATCTACAGGTGCTGAAGTTAGAAATGGTTATGGAGAGGTTGTAGTGGATATAACAGATACAAGTAATCGTAAAATAAAATTTCAAGTTTTTGGTCAAAATGATGGAGATGATGTTTTGACTGGTAGCAGTAGTAGAATGGTTACTGGATTTACATTTCACAGATTAGGAGATACATAATGGCAAGTGAAATAAAAGTAGATACAATATCAGAAAAGACTTCTGCTAATGGTGTAACTATTGATGGTGCTTTAATTAAAGATGGAGATGTTGCAGGTTTATTAAAATCTGCACAAACATTTAGATTAACAGCAGGAATAAGTGGTGCAACAGACGCTGTTATAACTTCTAATTGGGAAGTGCCTGATACAGAAAATCAAGGAAACAAAGGAAGCATAGTATCTGAAAGTTCAGGTGTTTTTACTTTTTCAGAAACAGGATTTTATTTAATTTTAGCACAAGGTTCTTCTACAACTAATACATCAGGAAATGTTACTATTGAAACACACATTACTAATGATAATTCTACTTACACAATGGTTGCAGAAGCTAGAACTCACAACAGTAACCAAAATGATACTACTTTTAGTCATACAATAATTGATGTAACTAATACTTCTAATGATAAAGTAAAATTTTTTGCTGATGTTGACCAGTCTGATTGCGAATTGCGTGGTAGCACAACAGCAAATCTTACTTGTGTAAGTTTTATAAAATTAGGAGAAACATAATGGCAATAGAATTAATTGATGTAATGAAATATTTTAATCAAGGAAAAGGTCAATGGTGGGGTTGGAAAGATACTGCTAATGGCGAAGTATATTCTAATTTAAAATTATTAGATGATACAGTTACTATGCCAACAGAAGAAGAAGTCAATGCAAAGATTGCAGAAATGCAAGTTATTGAAGATAGAAAACTTGCGTATGGTTCTATTGCTGACCAACTTGATATGCAGTATTGGGATAGTGTTAATGGAACTACTACTTGGAAAGACCACATAGAACAAGTAAAAACTGACAATCCAAAACCTTAATGGTAAAATCCAAATATGGATTTACTCATATATATATTTTTGTTTGTTTTAGTTATAGAAAACTATGGCAATTTGTATAAATTTTTAACAGGCAAATCTAATAAACAACCATATTATTACAAGAAAAAAGATCCATGGAACTGGCAAGATGATTGGGATAAAGATGACATCTTATAATGGTAATGGTTTTACACAGAAAGAAATGTTGAATTTGATATTAGAAGGACAACAAGATATTAATAAACGCATAGATGAATTACATGAAAAGGTTAATCAAAAAATTTCAAGACAAGAGTTATCAGGTTGGTTAGTTGCAATCTCGGCACTGGTGGTGTTAATCAATAATTTAATGTAATGCTTCGTATATTACTTGCATTATTTTTATTAATACCGCTACCAGTAATAGCTGATAATACTACAACAACTATTACAGAATCATTTGACGAAAATGGTTGGACCTCTGTTATATCATACGATAGTGGCGGTGCAGAAAACTCTGTAACTAATCTTTATGATGGCACTTATTTATGTGATGGTTATTGTTTGGAGTACAATCGTAATTCTGGTAGTGGATTTATTCTTAGATTATGGTGGGATAGAACAGACATAGAAACATTTGCTGTTGACCTTAGTGGTTTAAACAATGACTGGGATGTAAAATATATATACACAGATGACACAGATAGTGGTTGGATAGTAAACACTTTTACTCCTAATCAACCAGAAGAAAATCCTGCTTGGGAAGATAATGAATATAGTTATACAGAAACATCTGGAAAATTTATTAAAGAAGTTAATCTAAATTTTTATTCTGACTACATGGGTTTAGACAATATATCTATAACATATACTAATCCACCACCTACAACAACTACAACTACAACAACCACTACAACTACTACTACTACCACCACTACTACACTTCCTCCTACAGAAGAAGAATTAAATTATGCAGAGACTGGTATATATGAAACAAACGAAGAGAGATCTACAAGAGAAGAGAACGAAAGGTATGTTGCTGCACAAAATTGGGAAAGAGACAGAAACCAAGAAGAGACAGGGATATGGGAGTTAGATTCTGAAAGAAGAGAAAGGGAAGCAGCAGAGGCAGAAGCAGCAGCTACATTAGAAAGAGATAGACAGAGAGAAAAAAATGAAGAGCTGTATGGTTGTTACATTACTGACGCACAAATAGAGCGTGGAGATTGTGATATACCTGAAGAAGAACCTGAAGAAGAAGTTATAATAGTGGATGATGAACAACCAGATACCGAAGAAGAGCTTTATGATGATGATGATGTGGTACTTGAGGTGGACATTGAAGATGAAGTGGAGGAACTGGAACTTATTGAAGAAGAAGATATTAGTGAAGAGGAAATTAAGATTGATGTCAAGGAGCTGGAAGAAGAGTATGAGTTTGAAGAAGAAATAATTATATTAGATGATATACCAGAAGATATAATTATTGTAATAGAGGAGGATATAGAAGATGACATTATTATTGTGGTGGAAGATGAAGAAGTTGTTGAAGAAATTTTGGATGAGCCAATACAGGAAGATGTTGAGAAAGAACCTGTAGAACTTACTGAAGAAGAAGTAGCTGTTGAGGTAGCCGAAGTAGAAGAAGTTATTGAAACTATTGTTGTTGAAGAAGCTACTACAGAAGAAGTTATAGAAGTTATAGAACAAGTTAATGATGTTGGTGTACAAAACTTAGATAAGGCAACAGAAGAAGTACAAGAAGTTGTACAAGAAATAGTTGAGGAGGCAATAGAGAATGTTGAAGATCTTACACAGGAGCAAGTTGAGGTTGTTGCTGAAGTATTACAAGTTGAAGTTGAAGATGTTGCTATCGTTGCAGAAGCAATTAAATCAGATGAAGTAGTTGCTGAAGCAGTAGAAGAATATGTAGACAGAGCTGTAGAAAATGCAGATGTAGAAAACTACACACTTGCTGATGTTGTTACAGAGGTACAGTACGAAGCATTTTTAGAAAATCCAATAGAAGTTTTTATAGATGTAGATATACAAGATATAAACCTTGCAACTATTGGTGATGACATGACACAGGATCAAAGAGAAAAAGCACAAGAAGTTGTAGTGCCAGTTATTTTGACTAGAATAGTTAGTATCGCAGCATTTGTGATGAGAAAAACATTATGATAAAAAAAATTTGGAATTGGTTTATAGAAATAGTTAAGGAAACATTGAATTTATCCTGGACTTTAGTTGGTTTAGTTATTGCTACACTTACACTTACTGGGTCAGCACAACAAATAACAGGTTTAGCGACTATAATTACATTAGGTATTTGGTTACTTACGATTGGATTTAGAAAATGATATGTGGATTATGTTCAGGGAGTTGTGCTACCTGTCCATTAGGAAAAGGACTATTAAATGAAATTACAAGTAGTTAGACATCAGTTTGGAACTGATGCAACATGTGGAATCCTGTATATTGATGGATCATTTGAGTGCTATACATTGGAGGACCAGTATCAAGCAGTAAAAGTAATGCACGAAACTTGTATTGATGATGGTGAATACGAAATAAAATTTAAAAAATGGGGTGGCTTTCACAAAAAATACAAAGAGCGTTATGGTGGAGATCATTATGGTATGTTGCATGTACAAAATGTGCCAAACTTTTCGGACATACTTATCCACACTGGCAATACAGATGAACATACATCAGGTTGTTTGTTGCTAGGTGAAACTCAGCAAGACTTAGACATGGGTAAAGATGGATTTATTGGTTCAAGTAAGAACGCATACCTAAAAGCATATAAGAAGATAGCTAAAGAGTTATTAATAGGTACAAAAGTTACTATAGAATATACAACTATTACTAAGTTATTAGAAAAACCATTAGATAAATCGTCACAGGCGGATGTTACCATAAGTAAAGATGTAATGGAGAAACTTGAAGAAATTAATGGTAATGTAATAACAACACAAGCCATGATGAGAGGTAGAATAATTAGATAATGTTTGAGAAATCAAAAAGAGCAAGAAACCAAGAGGGTAAGTTTAAGAAAAACTTATGGTGGACTCCTTGGAATGACGCATGGAGTTACAAGATGAGTGAAGATCTTAAAGATATGCTTGAGCGAACCTTTTGGACATTCGTAGAAGCATTTCTTGGAGCGTTAGTTGTTGCACCATTAGTATCTGTTGATGCTGATACTGTGCAACTTGCTGCCTTAGCAGGTGGCGGTGCTGCATTAGCAGTAGTTAAGACTTACGCAAAAAAACAAATATCCAATTAGGATAATACAACAGGGCAAGGGAGGTTAATATGCCTGATATACCTGAAGAATGGGGTAATAACTTCTACAAATCTGGATGGAAACCAGGAGTAGATGTCAACGACCAGACAGGACAGGGTGAAATTACACATGTGGGAACTGACCCAAACTATACAAATAAGTTTGACCAGATTTTGCGTGATTGGGGATATGACCCAGAACACTACGAAATAGAAGGTACAGTAAGGTCAAGTTCATGGTCTGTACAATTAAAAGGAGGTCGCACAGAGACCTTCTTTGCATTTAAAGGACTTGTTAAAAAGAAAAGTCCAAGCCATGATAAATATTTTAATGAACTTTTTAAAAGAGCATCAAAGAAACCACCAGTCGTATCTAAATACAAACAAGGAGACACAGCATTCATGTGGTTTATGAGTGATTGGCAACTTGGAAAAAAAGATTATGGAGTTGAGAACACTATTAACAGATACGATAGAGCATTACAAGATGGTATAAACAGAATTAAAGATCTTCGTAAGCTAGGTGTAGAGATAGATGAAATATATATGGTTGGGTTAGGTGACTTAACTGAAAATTGTACACCGCATTTTTATGAATCACAACCTCACAATGTAGAGCTTACTTTAATTGAACAGTATGCATTGGCTAGGTCAATGATTATGAAAACTATAGATACATTCTTACCACTTGCACCTAAACTTGTATTGGCAGGTGTGCCTGGTAATCATGGTGAAATGTCTAGGACCAGTAAAGGTCAAGTATCTACAAATAGATTAGACAACAGTGACACAATGCACTTGCAAATATGTCAAGAGATTATGTCTGCTAACCCAGAAAGGTATGGAAAAGTAGAAGTAAACATTCCTCCTGGCTTCCATCAAACAATGATGATAAAAGGTAAGACTATTAGTTTTACCCATGGTCATATGAGTGGTGGCAGTGGGAATCCAGAAAACAAAATAGAAAAATGGTGGAAGGGTCAGATGTATGGATGGTTGCCGCCAGGTGATAGTGAGATACTTGTGACTGCACATTACCACCATCTTCGTATGAAACAACAAGGTGATAGGACTTGGTTTCAAGCACCATCTATTGATAAGAGTATAGATTTTACAGAACGCACTGGCTTGTGGAGTCATCCAGGAGTATTGACTTTTACAATTAGCAACAAGGGATGGGATAACTACTACCCTTTATAAGATTCTGGTAAAATTTTGTACGCTTTTTTATTACCTTTAAAATCTAACTCTGGATAGTAGTGTGTTTCAAACCTTGGATCTTTCCATATTTCAGCTAAGTATTCTGCTGAATAATACTTTGGTGCTGCATCTTTGTTTCTAAAATATAATAGACCAACTTTAACTTCTTTGTATTTGCAACCCTTCCAATGCATCTCCATAATTTTATGGAAGTCACTTGCTTTGAGTCTTAAAGTACCTTTAACTTCTACAAACCATATGTACCCATGTTCAACAACAATGTAATCTGGTATCAGTAATATGTCAGTAGCATACCAAAACAAATCTAACTTATTTACTTTAGGATCAGTTCCAATACGAAGGTAATCTTTGTATTCCTCATAACCTTTTGCTTGTAAGTAGTTTTGCATTAATAAGTCTGCTTTGTCTGGTCCATTGTTCCTGGATTCATATGAATCTTTGTATGTATTACCCATTTTAAAATGGTTTGCCTTCAGGTGTTTCACCAGCAAATTTTTCCATTAACATATTTCTCAATGCTGCAACTGTTCTTTGTCTCTGATCTTCTAATTCAGTTATTAATACTGCAAGAGTAGCTATTGATACTGACTCTTGGTAAGTGTTTTTTGTATTTACAAATGTCACATCAACATAATATAAATCATCCCAGTCTAATATTATTTGACCTTCTGCATTAGGTAGCATAAATTCTATACCACCCCTCTTCTTATCAATTTCTTTTAAAACCCAGTCTTTATGGTCAATGTTTTTTTTAATAAATATATCTATTACACCACGATAACCATAATTTACATCACCACTAAAATGGAATTTCGTCTTGCTCTCCTCCTTGTTCTGCTGGTTTGAGGAGTGCATGACACTCTCTGTACTGCCATTTGTGTGTGTTGTTTTCTTCTGCTTGTTTGTATCTTCTGCCACAATATATATTCCCTTCTCTGTCGCTATATGTAATGTTCCTTAATCCATTACAACCTATGTTTTGTTTGCATTTGGTATCTGGCTCAGGAGTTATATCAAAATTATAGTTAGGATAAACCTTCTTTAATTTTGCAATTAACTTATCTAAGCTATCTCCTCCTGCTTGTTCAAGTGTCAACTACCATCCTTAAGTGACCAATCACCATCACTATTTATCCAGTCAAACACATTACCTTTTGTAATTTCTCCACTAGCTAACGCTTGTTTGGCTTTAGCGGCAAGTGCATCATCACCTTTGTCAATAGATTTAACAACTGCTTCATTAAATTTATCAAGTTGTTTGTCTGTTGGTGCATCATTAGGATTTTTGATCTTTGGTTTTTCTTCTACTTCACCAAACACCTGTTCAATCTCATTGTCAATTCCCATAGCACTAAACATATCTTCTGCTCTAGTCATAAAGACATCCATGTTTTCTTTGGTCCACAACTTTATATCTTTGTCCGCTAATCCATTATTAACTAATTCTTTGTAAGCATTTTGTTTAATGGTTTGTCGCAGTGATTCATCAGGTATCATAGCTTGTAGTAATTGATTAAGTTGTTTGCCTACATCTCCAGTTGTGTTTGTAGGTTCAGCTACCATCTCATTAACTACCTTGTTCATAGCTGCTTGTTCTTGTTTAGTAGATTTCTTAACTGGTTTCTTTTCTACCTGGACCTTAGACATTTCTTCTCTGCTAGGTCTAGGTTTTGTACTACCTTGATACTTCCAGTTAGCTAATGCACGACCAATAGCGGAGGTTTCACAATTTTCCATCCAGGCATCTGCGTTAGCAAATCCACCTTGTCCTTTAGTTTCTTGTGCTATACCTGTAGCTACTGGTCTTGCATCTTCTTCTTGCTTAAATACTTCTGCTCTGATAGTGACACATGTTCCATCTTCAGTTATGTGTGCTATCTCTGTATTTATTCTTGCGTTTGGATTATCCTTCCAAAACATTTTAAGTCTATCTTCTACTGTTTCATAATTATCTAAATTAAATTTAGCCATTATTCCTCCTGTTCCAAATCTTGATAACTCAAATAAGCTAATTCAAAATTATCTTTTTGTCTAACTTCTAAATAATAATTATCAAGCATATTTCTTTTTTTATAGTTTCTAAACCAATCTCTTAATCTGTTTCTCTCGTGATTTTTTTGAACATATATACCTTCTGTGCATTGAAACTTATTAAATAGAATCCAACTGTTTGGATTTTCTTTTGCTAATTTCAAAGCTCTCTTAAAGTTATTATCATTCCAAACACTAACACTGCCATAATTTCTAATATATTTAACTGGCTTATAAGCGTTTACATAATCATCTTGACTAATTACTTCTAATTTTTTTAAATGATTTATAAGCATTACTCCTCCTCTTGTTTAATTTTATTTTTTAATTTTTGTTCCTGTAATTCTAAAAATTTTTCTTCTTCTGCGTTCATTTCCTCCACTGTTTGTTCAATAGCTTGTTGTATTGCCTGGTTTCTTTGTTTAGCAGTAAATTTTTTCTTTGGTTGCTTACCTTTAACCACTTCGTATATACGCTGTCTAGTTAAGTTAAGTAATTTACCTAGTCGTATTGCACTAAATCCATTATTAAAAGCATGAACTATTACTTCATCTCTTTGATCTAATAATTTATCTAATGTATTTTTCTTATTGTTTATTTGTATTGTAAGTGTTGCTAATGATTCTTCTATCTGTTCCTGCGGTATTTTATCTACCTCCATAGAAACACCATTAACAAAAGTTTCACCATCAATTATTTGAAATGTCATATTGTTTTCTCCATTTTCTCTCTTGGTATAATCTGTATATAAAATTTACTTTGTCTGCTAACCAGTTAGCCACTGTCCATGCACCTATTATATAAATAGGCAGCGACAATAAAAGCAGCATCAATAACTTATCCATTACTCTACCTCTATATGTGCGTTGTAAAACTTTACAACTATTGTATCTGTATTCTTATCGCTGCTTATGATTTCAAAATCACTTTCGCTACCCATTAGAGTATTTGCTAAATCCTCTGCGATTCTAATACCATACTTTTCTTTAATTACTGTCACACTTGGTTTAACTTTTGCTTGTTTTTTCTTATTCTCTAAAGCAAGTGCAATTTTATCACTAATATCTGACATTATTCTTCCTCCTCTTCTTTTGTGCTAGATTCCTCTAACTGTTGTGCTATCTTAATTGTGTTTTCGTTATGATCCTGGACAAACTGGTCCAGGAGTTCTGCTAATCGCTTTGTGTTTAGGGATGTCAGTACAATAGACTTCTCAACCTTTTGTCCTCCACATGCGTTAGCTAGTTTAATTGCCCATGTCTTGATAGACTTAGGGTCATCAAATATATTAGGCATTAACTTTTTCCTCTCTTAAATGTTTTATATCACTAGGAATACTGCTATCGTTTAAGTTCCAGTATTGAATACAAAAACAATTCACACAACCTAGCTCTTGGTCCAGCTCCTCCTTGCATGTATTACATAGCATGGTTTTTTTCCTCCTTAATAACTAATGTATATTCATCATCACTTATTTCTTCATCATCATAATTGTCTACAAAATATGCAACGACTGTACTATCAGTTTTTTTGTTTTGTTCATAATAAGTAATATTTATTGTGTCATTTATGTTTTCAAATGATTCTAATTCTAAAACAAAATCGTTCATACAACTTTGTCCTTCGTCTAATGCATCCTGTAAAACTTTTATTGCATCATCTTTGGTTTGGTAAAATGATTTTTCCCATCCACCACCACCATAGTTATCATTAAAATCTTGTACAACAACATATATTTTATTGCCTTCCATTTACTTCCTCCTTCTTTGATTCTTATGTTTGTTTATTTAGTAGCAGTGTCTAGTTCAACCAGCTTGACTATAAACATACTACCAAAATCTTTTAGCTCTCTAACCTTGCATTGTGCATCATGCTTGTTATCAAACTCCCATGTCATTCTTCCTCCATAAAGACTAACACTTTGTACCTGGTATATCATAGTTTCTCCTATGTAATCCTTACCTTAATCCTAGTCCTCTTTGATTCTTATGTAAACTATATATAACATTTAGTTTGTATAAAATTTTGATCAAAAATAAAGTGCTTGGTCCTGGTTTTTTTCCTTAGCATCAGGAGTCCAGGACCTTGCACTTCATCAAGGGGATAGCGGATTAATCCTCCTTATGAATATTTACCATGCCCTAATAACTCTTTTAATAAAGTTATTCTTGCGTAGTGCCATATCAAATTATCCATAGCAGAAAAATCTCTTTTGCTAATCATTTCAATAACTTGATAGGTTTCCATACCTGCTACATCTTCACTATCATAAACACCTAAGTCTATGTACTGTTGCAAGTTTTTTTCCTCTAGTTTTAATTTTGCTAATACATCTGTGTTTTTAATTTCTTTAAATGTATCTTTAATTGTTTTAATGACCCTGGATTCTACCAAATCTGTTTGACTGCTGCCCAGCTCCATTGATTCCCATTGGTCCTTAAACAATTTATTAATTGCTTTAATTAATTTCTTTTCCATTATTCCTCCTTGTTTGTTTGAGTCTAAGACTCCACAAGGACTCCAGGAAAGAAGTCCTTGAAGAGTGTTAGGCATGTAGCCAATTACTATTTGTGCCACCATTAGCACCACCACGAATATCTACTGCATCTATTTTTGATCTGGTTATGAATCCACCTAGATCAAATTCTCCAAATGCTGCAGTATCAGGTTTATAGTTTGTATTTATATTGTTTATACTCCATTTATATAATTCTCTAACTTTTGCCTGGTGTTTCCTGGTAGTTGCAGAATAATAATGATTACATAGAATTACCTTAGTTTCATTTATAAAGCTACCATTATCTACATCTACCACATAAGCGATAGGAGTATTATAAGACACTATTAAATCGTATTTACTGCCTTCTACCCTTCTTAATGTGCCAGTTGTGTTTAGGTTGCGTACCTGCTGGACCACATTATTTTCTGTTAGTGGTGCTTTTGGTTGTTTGTATATTGTTTTCATTTATCCTCCTTATATGTATATTTCTGTCGCTTTGTCAATATTATAAATACGACAAGGTCGTCTTTTGTCTGCGTATCTTTGTGCATCCTGTAATGTTTTAAGCTCACTTACTTTTCTATTACCCTTTTTAGTAAAATACACAACTATGTATTTATTATCCATTATTTATCCTCCTTGTCTAATTTTTTCTAATTCGTCATTGACTGAATTTTTTACATAATTAAAATCAAGCTCCATTTTTGTATATTGTTTTTTCCAATATGCAGACAATAGCTTTTCTTTTAATTCTTCTAAGTCCTTGCTGCTTAGCAAGTCCTTAGATTCTTTTAGTATGTTTATAATGTTTTCCATTATTTATCCTCCTTGTTTGTCTGTAATCTTTACATTACTATATCCAGGATTTATGCAACATGTTTTTATATTTTTTTTCCAGGAGTTTAAACAACGCATCCCCCTTCCGCAGAAGTTTAAATTTAGTACGCATACTAAAACAAATGTTATACACTATATGTAGTATGACTATATATTGTGTATACAAGATAACATACTATATGTTGTAGCACTATATATAGTAGGTTATAAAAGGGGTAGGGTTTAATGTGCCACCCTGTGTTGTGTTGTGTGTAACCTGGAAAAGATTGCTGTTAAAGGGGTACTATATATTGTGGTACAAGATCTAGTGTAGTACCTAATTAAAGTGTATATTACAATAATAAAGTAATTGTTTTATATTTATATATAAAAAAAAAGAAGAGAAGGTATAGCTAACCCTGTGTCACTCCCTCCCAACCAGAATGAACTAAAGTTTAGTAACAGTCAGTAATACATCCTTAGTCTGTCGCTTTTAATTAGCTCTTTTCTTTAACTTACAGCAGTAAAGATGATTACTGATTCATTTTCAATATGTGAAGTAATTGGCTATTACCCAAGTTATCATGGTCCTGCTAATCCACTTTGTTTATATTGTTATAGTCAAGATTCCTTTTCTAAAAGCAGGAAGAAACCTTTGCTTGTGGTTTCACTATAACAGGTTTTCTTTTTAGTGGTAGTATTTTATTACAGGGTTTTTGTAATAGTAGGAGTTTCCTCCTTTCGCCTACGATCAATCACACAGAAACCCTGTATATTTCTTTGCATAGTTCTGATATATGTTATAATTAATTACCAAGAAAGGCATGATTAGTGATCGTTCCTCCTGGAACATAACCTTTATTCATAGCCCTCCTTTCTTTGTTTGTGTATAGTACAAACCCCTACTGGCAACAGCAGGGGTTACTATACAAACTGGTAACTAGGAAACTAAACTTGTACAGGTTACAAGGCAGACACGCAACAGCTACCAGAAAAAAAAATTTTTTCGCACTTTGTGCGAAGGCGGCATTATAATATATACATCTAAGAATGTCTTAGATTCGCTATATGAGGATATAGCGAGTATGTAAAATAAATATCTACATACGAAAAAAAGATAGAAAGATGTAGCTTAATCATTAAGACAATGTAAATTGGCGTTGATTTAAGTTTATTTTTTTTTCTTTCATAACAGTAATGGACATACTGTACGAACAAGACTCCACTTCGGTGGAGTTTTGTGTTAATATAAGATTTAGCAACAACAGGAGATTAAAATGCCAATGAATAAAAAAGGTAAAAAGAAAAGATACTCTTCAAAACGCAAGAGTAAATCAATGGGTTACTAATGCTATCACCTAAACAAAAAAAGATAGCTAAACAAGCACCGCCATTTGATAAAATTACTGGTGCTGATTTTAAAAAATTAAGAGATAGTAAGAGAAGAAAGAAATTATAAATGGCTACATACCAGGGTAAATCTGTTACATTAAATAAACCTTCTAGGATTAGTAAAGGTGAACCTGGTCATGGTCGTAAAAAATTTAAAGTTTATGTTAAGGATGGAGACAAAATTAAAAAAGTTATGTTTGGAGATCCTAACATGGAAATAAGAAAAGATAACGCTGCAGCACGACAGTCTTTTAGAGCGAGACATAAATGTGATACAGCAACAGATAAAACATCTGCAAGATATTGGTCTTGCAAGATGTGGTAAGGATATATTATGTCAGTAAGGAGATATTATGCCACATAGTTCAGGTAAGAATAGCTTAGTAGGTAATATACATAGAAGAAAAGTCCAGGGTAAATCCAGGTCTAAAAAAAATTCTACTATATCTAAAAAAGCATACGCTGAAATGAAGCGTGGTTGGAAGAAGAAGTAGTTAGTTTTGGGATATTGGGGTATACCATGTCCATCATGTAAAAAGATGCTGTCTACAACTTATAGCGAAGATTTACAAAAAGTAAGTCTTGTGTGCAAAAACAAAAAGTGTAAAAATTATGGCAAATAAAAAAATATGTTATGCTGCTGGTTGTTTACGACCATTACCAGCTAAAGCTAGTAAATACTGTAGTACTAGATGTCGTAATAGAATATCGCAACAAAAGAAAAGAGCAAAAGCAAAAGGTATAGAGTGGACACAAGAAGATGATGTTGTTAATATACCAAGTCAAAATAATGTAAGAAAGCGTAGAGGAAAAATATATACTGACATAAAAGAATCAGGTTACGCACAACAAATCTTAGAAAAGAAAATAACTATGTCAGAAGTATCTAAAGTATTAGACACATCTGTAGCATCTGTATCTATGGCATACAATGCATGGGTAGAAGATACAGAGACAGAAATAAAACAAAAAAATTGGGAAATACCACAAGTTGCAGAAAAATCATTAGAAGATTTTAAAGATTTTAGAAATAGGTATTTTGAAACAGAACAAGGCGTACCATATGAGACACCAGATTTTCACATTAGATGGATTGAGTCAATATTAGAAGCAATAGATAAAGGTGAACAACAAATGATTTTGTCACCGCCACGACATGGTAAAACAGATTTGCTTATACATTTTGTTGTATGGCTTATATGTAAAACACCTAACATAAGAATTTTGTGGGTAGGTGGTAATGAAGATATTGCTAAGAACTCTTGTAGTTCTGTTATGGATCAATTAGAAAATAATGAATTATTAATAGAAGAAATATGTGGACCAGGACCTAAATTTAAACCACAAAACAGAAGTGGTAAAGCGTGGTCATCTACAGAGTTTACTGTAGGCACTAGAACAGTTACAGGTATTAAATCACCTACAATGGTAGGCATTGGTCGTGGTGGTAAAATACTGTCAAGAGACTGCGATATTATTATTGCTGATGACATTGAAGATCACAGTTCTACTATGCAACCAGCATCAAGAGAAAACACAAGAAACTGGTGGACTACAACATTGTCTAGTCGTAAAGAGGAACATACCGCTATGGTTGTTATTGGTTCTAGGCAACACTATGATGATTTGTATTCACACTTGTTAGAAAATGAATCTTGGAAAACTATTGTAGAAGAAGCACACGATACAGCTTGTACTTTACC